CCGGTGTAATTGCAAAAAACCTACTCACACAGTTCATCTACATATCTACAAGAAACTGCCAATCAAGTTGAAGAAACTTGGAGCAAGGTCCAGAGCAGTGCTCATGAAGCTTTTATCTTCCTGCCTGGGGGGGGGTGGTCTTCTACTCCGACCATCATGCGAGGTCATGTGCTTGTTGATGTGATCCGCAGCTTTGTGGGCTGCTAAGGGGATCTTGTCATCTCGCACATGCGGTTTGTGTAGCTTTGGGGCTGCCACCAGTGTGTTCGCAACAGCATCGTAGCCCTTTGAGTCGGCTATTGAAAAGGTCTTGCTTGTGACCAACTGTCCCTGTAGCTCACAGATGAGGTAGGCTTCAAACTCGTAAGTTTGGGGCGACCCAGCGGGGGCCACCACGATGAAACCTAGACTGAATCCATCTGGAGCAGTGGGAGCGACCGCTGCATACGAGAAGTCCATGTCACCTGAGGCGACCGGTCTCCAAAGCAGTTCGATCCAGCTGTTCAGGTCCCGCCCTCCATGTCGAGCAGACTCCTGATAAGCATCGAGCCCTGTTAGCGTGAAGCCGGACAGCGAACCATGAGAAGGTTCAGCTAATCCGCCACACTGCCCTCCTTTTGAGAAAGAGGGAGTTATGTTCCGCACTCGCAATCCGCACGCGACCACTCTGCCACTCTTTGCGGTGGCTCCGAAATCGGCAAAGGGGTAGTCGGCGTTCGAAAAGAATGGTGTTTGGGCACCCGCTGTAGTTAGATCGACGTTGGGCACCGCAAGTGCATTGGAGTTTGTGAAGACGAAGTCACCATCATTAAACATTCCATCAATTGGACACATCACGACGAAGCCGGTGTCATTGGCTCCCGCCACGGGTGAGGTTGAGAATGTTCCCTTGGCCCAGTATTTGCATGGTCGCGTCATCAATGGTGGTTGATTTGGGACAGTGCAGGGTTCAGCTTCAAATGGGTCAACCAACGCGCATACGTAATTCGTAACAGCGGCGCTGAGGGATGAAGTATCATTCCAGCGGGGTCCCGGAACATACTCTTCACTTTCTTGGCGAGCCGCTGCGCGCAGATTTTTTCCTTTTGATGATCCCACTTTCTGAGTCTGGCCTTTTGGATTTCCGTTCTTCTGTTTGTTGGGTTTTGCATTCTTGTTGTTGTTGTTATTGTTCAACTGTTTAGACATGCTTGAGTTAAAGATTAAATTGTTTGTGTGACCCTAATTCGCTGGACCTGGGGAAAGTCCCTCCATGCTACCTCCACTTCGACTTTGCAGTCTCAAGTCTGCCGGCATGGCCTCCGATGTTTACAGGTATTTACCCAAGGCGTAGTCCACCAGGCCCAATCGCATGAAACCTGGATGAACCAAGAACGTGAACGGCTTAGCGGTCGATATCATCGCCTCCATTGCCGCACACTCCTCCCTGGAAATCCCGTAGCGAGCCTCCATCATGGACTCCGCTTGCTCCTCGTCCAACGCAAATGACCACAAACCTCCATCGGCTTGAGTCTGCCAATCTTCTAGAGGTTTCGCTTTGCCCTTGTTCCATTTGGCAACAAATGCACGCAGGATCGGCACTTGCAAGAAATTCTTCATTCCCGCTCCTTGATCGTGGAGAAATCTCTCAGCCGCCGCCTCGTAGGGTATGCGGTAGAAAATTGTCGGGTTGTCAAAACTCTTGCCCACTTTGAGGAAGCGTGAGGGCAAAGGGCCCCACACGTATTCCAAGTCGCATTTTTCATGATGCGCCTTGTACCACATTCCTTTAAGGAACGTGACTTCCGTGGGTGTCCCCAGGATCTTCATCTTAAGACTAAGACCTAGGTGCGAAAAGTGCTCCTCCAGCTGAGCTAGCG